GCTCCACCCGTGTGCACTGGACCCGGTGCTTGCACATAGCGGACGACCTCCTGGAGAATGAGGTGTTCGGAACCCCCAAGCTGCAGAAGGTCATCAATGACCTGTTCGGCCTGGAGCTGGTGGTGGGTGGCGCGGCGGAGTTCTTTTGGCGGGGGGCCAACAAGGACCTCGCGCTGGAGCTGGAGCCGGGGGCGGAGTTGAGCACCACCGATCTGCAGAACATCAACACTGAGTTGGATGAGTACTTCCACAACCTCCGGCGCGTGCTCCGCCTCCAGGGTGGTAAGGTGAAGTCCCTGGCCCCGTCCATTGTCAACCCGGAACCCACCGTGGACACGATCCTCAAGTTGATCTCCGGCGCCACGAAAATCCCCGTGCGCATCCTCACCGGATCGGAGCGGGGAGAGCTGGCGTCCAGCCAGGACCAGGAGAACTGGAACAACCGTGTGGCGGAGAGACGGGAGGACTTCGCGGACCCCATGGTGCTGCGGCCGTTCATCGGGCGGATGGTGGAGGTGGGTGTGCTGGAGGAACCTGCCGGTGGGGTGGACACGCTGATTGTGGACTGGCCGGACGTGGACGCGTTGAGCGAGAAGGACCAGGCCGAGATCAACAAGATGAAGACTGAGGTCATGGCCAAGTATCTCCAAGCCGGTGGTGAGCACTTGATCCCACGCCTCATGTTCATGGAGAAGTTTCTCAACCTCACGAAGGAGGAAGCTACGTCTGCGGCTGGGGAAGTGGAGGCGTTGCTACAGGAGGAAGCGGCAGAGGAAGCGGCATGGCGGGAAGCGCAAGCCGCCGCCCTGGCCGAGGCCGAGAAGGCGAAGCAGTTGGGCAAGACGGAGGAGGTACCCGCTGAGTGACGTGCACGTGCCATACTAACGCGCGCCGATTGCATCTGAACAGGGTGGGGCAGATGGACCCCACCCGTACGTACACGATCCGTCGGGCGTTTGTGGCGGACATGACGCGCCGGTTCCGCAAGATCAAGCGGGACATCTGGACGTCCATCGTCACCAATGATGCGTTGGGACTCAAGGCCCCCGTCACCGCCCAAGCGCTGCCCCGCAAGGCGTTTGAGTTCAAGACCGACCGCGCCAAGGTCAAGGGGTTCATGGACTGGTTAGAGGACCAGGTGGACCAGGGGATATTCGAGTTGGTGCCGGGTGAGCGGCGGCGGGTGACGGGCGAGGTGGAGTGGGCATCCACGTACATTGACACGGCCTACAAGCGGGGCATTCGCCGCGGCCGTGACGAACTCAAGCAGGCAGCGAGGGGCCAGACCCAGTTCGACTTTGGCGACCTGGAGGGGGTGGGCCGTGAGGAGTTCTCTGTGGATGCCGCGTTCTTGCGTCCCATCCACGCTGACCGGGTGGGCGCTATCTACACCCGCACCTATTCGGACCTCGTGGGTATCACCACCGACATGGAGCGGGAGATGTCCGCGGCGTTGGCCCAGGGCCTTGCGGACGGCAAGGGACCGCGCACTATCGCTCGGGAGTTGATGAACCGTATCGAACAGGCGGGGGGATCGCTGGCAATCGTGGACGAACGGGGCACGGTGCGGATGAGGGCGTTGCAACGCGCGCGCATCCTGGCCCGTACCGAAGTGATTCGCGCCCACCACGTGGCGACCATCAACACCTACCGTGAGGCCGGTGTGGTGGGTGTGAAGGTCAAGGCGGAGTGGAGCACGGCCGGGGATGACCGTGTGTGTCCGGATTGCGCCGATTTGAATGAACAGGTGTTCACGCTGGACGAGATCGAACCGATGATCCCGCTGCATCCCCAGTGTCGGTGCGTGGCGCTGCCGTTGGTGACAGGAACAACTAGGAAGGGGGGCTAACCATGCCGATTGATCCGAAGAAGAACAAGCCGATGATGCGGGTGCACAAGGGGGATCTCAATGACCTCGCCCGGCAGGACGAGAGCTACACCAAAATCCGCCCCGAGGAACAGGAGCGGTACGAAGATGGGTATGACCAGATCCGCTGGCGTAGCAAGCGGGGCCTACCCCCCAAAACGAAAATCAACAGCATCACCGAAGCGGAGGCCAAGCGCAAGTTCTCCACGTTCGGTACAGATTGAGAGGTGATACAGTGCCACTCCCGAAACCCAAGAAGGACGAAAGCGAAAGTGAGTTCATCTCCCGTTGTATGGGGACGGACACGCTGGTGGAGGAGTACCCAGACGAGAAGCAGCGGGCCGCGGTTTGCTACACTCAGTGGGAGCAGGTGCACGGCGCCCAGGACCGGGAGACCCGCCGCAGCGCCATAGCCAACGTCCTCCACGGCATCCGCAAGGTGGGCCTCGTGTTCCTCAAGGATTACTTGTCGGGCATGACCCCGTTCTCCGTCGGCCCGTCCCAGACGTCCACCCGCACGCTGCGGGGACTGCGCCACTTGGCCCAGACCCTCACCCGCACGGAAACGTTGGACGGTCGGGAGTACCTGGTGTGCTCTACGGTCCTCATGGTGGAGGGTGTGCACAATGGGTTCCTTTACCCGGCTGACGAACTGGGCAAGTACCCGGAGAGCTGGAATGGACGGCCGGTAGTCGTCAACCACCCCACGGAAAACGGCGAGAACGTCACTGCCTCCAGCCCGGAGCAGATCCAGCGCCGCACCATCGGCATGCTCCTCAACACCGAGTGGGTGGAGGAGATCAAGGGCCTGCGCTCTGAGGCGTGGATTGATAAGGAGAAGTGTGAGAAGGTGATGCCGTCCCTCCTGGTGCGCCTGGAGGAGCACGATCACGTGGAGGTGTCCACCGGCCTGTTCGCAGAGGCGGAGGGGGCTGGCGGGGTGTGGGGCAACGAGAAGTACGTGGCCACGCTGGTCAACCACGTGCCAGATCATTTCGCGATACTACCGAACGACAAGGGGGCGTGCTGTTGGGAAGACGGCGCGGGTATCCCTCGTATCAACAAGACAGCAGTAGTGACGGAGGAGAAGGATGAGGTGAAAGGAATTCTGGACGTTCTCAAGAAAATGAAAGAGGCGGTGCGGGGCAACGGCCCTGTGTCCAACGAACTCAGCCACAACGATATCCATAATGCTCTCTCGGCATCGTTGCGGTCTCGGGCATCGTTGGGCGCGGACGGGTTCCTGGAGGTTGTTGACATCTTCCGGGACAACGCCGTGTACTACCTCTCGACTGGTAACGAGGCGGAGGGCAGTCTGTACAAGCAGGCGTACACCATCGACGCATCCGATAAGGTTGAGTTGGTGGGCGACGCTGTGCAAGTGCATATACGCACCGAATACGTGCCGGTCACAAACCAAGAATCCGGTGAAGCCGACAATCAGGATGGCAACACCGACACAGGAAAGGAAGGCACTGCAGTGGACAGAGCCGAAACAATCAAAGTCCTGATTGCCAAGGGCGATTGGGGCGAGGCGGACACCGAGTTCCTGACGAATCTCGGGGACGAACAGTTCGCCAAGTTGGCCAAACCTTACCTCTCCGCCAACGCTGAGGAAGAGGAAGAGACGCCTCCGGCGGCTCCTCCGGCCCCCCAGGCGAGCGCGGATGGTGGTGAGGAAAACGAGGAAGAGGAAGAGACGCCTCCGGCGGATCCGGCCGCTCCTCGCACGATGGACGAACTCCTCCAGAACGTCGAAAACGCAGATCTGCGTGAGGCGCTGGATGAGGCAGTCCGGACGCACAAGGGTGTCAAGAAGACACTCATCAAGAACATCCTGGCCAACGACCGGTGCCCCTTCACCGAAGACGATCTGAAGGGCCGGAGTGTGGCGGAGCTGAAGAAGCTCAACGCCTTCGCGGGCGGCAAGAAGCACTACGGAGCCACGCCCCCGGTCACCCCTCGGGTGAACGTGGACGATGACGCGCCGGGTCCCATGCCCCCGCTCGTTCCGAAGACAGACTAACCAGGTCCCACGGGACCAGAAAGGAGCACGATTGTGGCAGACTACACGATTGTGGTAAAAGGTGGCGAAGAAGCAGTGGAAGCGCTGGCCAATGAGGCCAACATCTACCCTGGCCACCTCATGGATCTGCTCTCCACGGGCAAGGTCCAGATGAATGACACGGTGGCCCAGCCCATCGAACGTATCGTTGCGATTGAGGACTACCTCCAGGGCAACGACATTGCGAACGCGTACACCAACGGTGAACGCGTCAGCATGCGCAAGTTCCTCCCGAATGACGTGGCGTTGCTTGTTCTCGCCGACGGTGAGAATGTGGCTATCGGTGACTATGTGGAACCGACCACGGGCGGTGAGGTCAAGAAGCTGGCGGTGAACTCCGACGGGGTCACGGTCACGAACAAAGCAGCGGTGTTGGGTGTTGCGGTTACGGCCGTGGACGCCTCCGATTCGGCAACGACGGCCCTGGCCTCCCGCCGGATCAAAATCCGCTTCGTCTAAACCAAAGAAAGGGATCACACATGGACCCTCAAGAGTTCAAGATGATGCTCGCCAATGCGATGCAGCGCGGACTGGTTTCCGGGCAGCGTCTGCTGGCATGCAACATGGACCCTCGGGCGCTGCGCACCAACGCCACACTCCGCAAGGATGAGTGGTTGCAGCTGGACACGGCCATCATCGAAGAGGCCCGCATCCGCCTGGTGGGTTGGCAGGATCTCGAATCGAAGGGACTGAAACTGTCGCTGTCCAACGGACTCGGCACGACCATCCTGGAATCCGAGAACGTCTCCGATGTGAATGACGCCGAGATGGACATGGACGCCGTCACCAAGGCGAACAACGAAACGCTCAACTACGAACTGGTTGGCGTTCCGCTGCCCATCATCCACAAGGAGTATCAGATCAGCATCCGTCGCCTCAACGCCTCCCGCACCCGCGGTGAGTCGCTGGACACGACCCAGG